TACCAACTTATCAGGACAAGGTAGACCTATTCCGGGACAAAGTTTAACTAATAGTCCTGAGAGTGCATATCCTTGGGAAAGTCCTCCAACACTTACTAATCCTCGTGAAGCTTTAGATGTTATTGTAGCTGAGATAATGCAACCAGAAGCTGTAAAGAATATTGTAAATGCTTTAGCTAATGGTGCTGCAGTAGGTGATATAGGTAGTGCTATTTTATATGCTAAGTTTACTGAAGGAGATATAACTCCTGATACTATGATGTTACTAGCAGAACCTGTCATGTATACTATTATGGCTATAGGTGAAGAAGCAAACATTAAATATAATATTGAAGGTAATGATTTAGATGAGTTTGATGAGGAAGATGAAGCTGAAGA